CGAGGTCATTTCGAAGCTCAAGGCCCTTGCCATGAAGACTCGAATCTTTGCAGGAGGAAGTGGTCCGTTGGGGATAGTGATGCGACAGTATTATCTGTCCCTTGTTCGGGTCATTCAGAAGTATAAGACAGTTTTTGAGGCAGCGCCAGGGACTAATGCCACATCCGTGGAGTGGTGCCAGTTTTACCACTGGCTCACAGAATTTGGACCCGAGTGGATGATTGCAGGAGATTTTAAGTACTTTGATAAGAATCAGGATCCCACTTTTATGCTTGCAGCATTTTGGATTCTCGAGCAGCTTTTGCAGCGTGCTGGGATTCCGGAGGAGATTATGGTCGAGATCAGAACTAACAAGTACGACATTTGTTTTCCTGTGACGGAATTCAATGGAGATTTTGTTTGCTTTTGGGGTTCAAACCCCTCTGGGCAGATTCTCACTGTCATTATCAATTGTCTGGTGAACAGCATTTACATGCGGTATGCCTGGCGAATGGGTGGCAACGAAGTGAAGAAGTTCAGACAATTCGTCCGTTTGTTGACTTACGGTGATGACAATATCATGGGGGTTGATCCCAAGTTCAAAGATTTGTTCAATCACTGTGTGATTCAAGACGAACTGGCAAAGATAGGAGTGGTATATACTATGGCAGATAAAACTGCTGAGAGTGTCCCGTTCCTTCCAATTGACAAGGTCTCCTTCTTGAAGCGCTCTTGGGTGTTTAATGAAGATGTAGGATCGTTCGTCGCACAGTTGGAACATGATTCAATTGCTAAGAGTCTGTTGCGTCACCTTCCCTCAAAGACGGTGTGTGATCAGAAGCTCGCATGTGATTCGATGTACTGTGCTCTGCTTGAGTACTTTATGTATGGTCGTGATGAGTTTGAAAAGCGCAGGATGCAGTTCCAAGCGATTGTTGAGAGAAGAGAACTTTCCGCATATGCTACCACGTTTCCGACGTATGATGAGCTTGTGGAGAAGTACCTGGCCAATGGGTCGGGAGTTGCGCCTGACGGAAGGTGCCGCTTGTGCGATGCGTAAATCGCCCCCCTTTGGGCTTAACCTATAAAGTCCACCTTTGTGAAAACCAAAATGTAGGCGTAAGGACGCAGTTACCAAGAATGATAGCAAGGTCGAAGAAAATTATTCCCAGGGGTGTCCGCGAGGTCCACATGGAGCGATCCTCCGAAGTCTGTATTTACGGATGTGCCGTTGACCCACGAATGACCAACCCTGCTCTGAGAAATGGGTACACTCTCAGAAGATGCAGTTACATTACCTAGCAAAACAACACAAACAACAACACGCGAAAATTCTCCGGTGGTGGCCGCCACTGCCCCGGAGCGCTGCGTTCAAGAGTGGCGACTCGCTTCCCGCGGGGAGTTCCAATCTGATGAATGGAATCCTGCGGGGGGTGAAAAGATTGAGAAGGTTATTGCGGAAAACATTGTCTTCCACGATACTGAGAACATTGAGACAGTTGATACGAGTTCTCTCGCATCTGGAAATTACGATCAGGATGCTGATTCTGTTGCTGGGCTTTCTAGCTTCTTGAGTCGCCCTGTCCGTATTGCCACGTATACATGGGACCAGACAGGTTCCTATTCACCAGCTCCTATTAACCCTTGGGCTTTGTATTTCAACACAGCTCAGATTAAGAACAAGTTGGAGAATTACGGCAAGATAAAGTGCAAGCTACATTTGAAGTTTTTAGTGAACGGATCTCCGTTTCACTACGGTGCGTTGCGTGCTTGCTACTTTCCCATGGCAGATGTGCGGAGTGATTACTTTGCAGTAAATGATCTTGTTCCAATGTCCCAAGTTCCGGGTGTCTGGATTGAACCATCAGTCATGGACTCTGCGGAGATGGTTTTACCATTTCTGTGGCAGCACAATTGGCTAGAGATCACAGACTATTCACAATTTGTGGATATGGGTCGTTTGCAGATGATCGAGTATGCAGATCTTCGTTCCGCCAATGGCGCTACCTCATCAGTTACTGTGGCCCTATATGCATGGGCTGAAGATGTGGTAGTCATGGGACCAACGACAGTTGGTGCCATGCAGAGCGGATCGTGGATCGGAACCTTCCAATCCGATGAGTATGAGGAGACTGATGGCACTATTTCTGGGCCGGCCACGGCAGTGGCCAAAATTGCTGGAAAATTGTCAGATGCCCCATATATTGGACCGTTCGCAAAGGCGACAGAGATGAGCGCCAACATGGTGGCGGGAGTTGCCCGTTTATTCGGGTATTCCAATCCACCTGTTATTGATGATGTCATGCCTATGCAGAACAAAACATTCCATGCCTTCGCTAATTCGGAAACAAGGATGCCGATTGACAAATTGAGCTTAGATCCTAAGAACGAAGTTACCGTCTCTAGTGAAGTAGCGGGTGTGAAGGAGAAGGATCCTTTGGTATTTACAGAGTTGCTGAGCCATGATAGTTTTATCTTGGCGACCAACTGGTCCACGTCCAACGGCATCGACACTTTGTTGTACAGTGCCGTGGTCAATCCCCACTATTCGTCCCTTGCTGGTGGCTTCCGGACAATGCCGCCGATGACGTATTTTAGTCCCAATTTCAGATTTTGGCGAGGTTCTATCATTTATCGATTTAAGTTTGTCAAGACCAAGTTCCATCGTGGACGAGTCCTGATATCTTATGATCCCAATGGTGATATTTCAGCCAATACAGATACTGAGACGACTACGTTTTCGCGCGTCGTTGATCTGGAGCATGAGGATGAGGTCGAATTTGTGGTGCCGTACAAGGCCACAGCCCCTTATTCAGAGGTCGTACCATTTCAGAACTATCCACAGACAATTTCGTCAGATGCAGTTCCCACGCCCCCGTACACGTATGACAGCCGTTATTACAATGGTATGATTACAATGCGGGTCCAAAACGTTCTCTCTGCTCCAACGACTTCGTCGACGATTACAGTTCTCACATTCGTACGTGCTGGAGAGGATTTCATGTTTGCGGCTCCGCAATCCCTTTCCACAGTGTACTCCACTCGCGATCCCGCTGGAAATCTCCAGTCTGAAGTTTTCGAGTATGCAGGTTCGGTTGGTGAGTTCCAATCTGCTGAGGTCATAACGCGAGATGACACTGAACTCGATGTACATGTTGGGATGATCACCACTGGTGAAACAATCTCATCCATGCGTCCAATACTCCACCGCACGCACTACTCAACTGTTCAGTTTTGTGGTGCCGGTCCGTCAACTACTACTGGTATGTACTTGACGCGTAATAATTACCTGCGCATTCCGCCCGGCTATGGTAGAGATATCACAGGCCAGGCG